CAAGCGATGAAATTAATCCTGAAGAAATGTTTGAAAGAATAAAGAGTGGTGGATTATGAAAAATGGATATGAAAAGATTGATAAGCACTTTGCTGAAGGTAATGCTGAAAGAATACTAAAGGAAAGAGCGACATATTTTCAAGGTTCAACAAATCAACATCCTAATTTTTATCGATACGTTGTACTAGATGTAATATTTGATCCACAAATAATTGACACTGACAAAGTTGCATATTGGGAGGCATTGGGCGTATCTAACATAAAGTATGCTGCATACCCACCTAGAAATGCAATAATTGGACAAAGAATATCTGACGGTTTGTCAACCGCTTCAGAAACTCCAATGATTCTGTTTCCATTCTTTCCATCTCACCTAGCACTGCCATGTAAAGCAGGAGAGCACGTCTGGGTAATGTTCGAAGCACCAGGTTCAATAAAAATGGACATTGGTTATTGGTTCTGTAAAATAACAGAAATTGGTTACGTAGATGACGTTAATCACACACATCCTCCTAGGGCTTTTGAATCAACATTTTTGCCTGGCACAAAAGAAAAATTTCAAGGAAATACTGACGCAATTTATGAATTTAGAAATGGTAGAGCTGGAGAAGATAACGGACAAAGATATACAATACCTGAAACTACCGTTTTGAGAGGTGTAAATGGTGCAGAATCAAATGCGTACGAAAGCCTATTGACAGATTCAGATGCATCAAAAGTAACCACTTATGAGGCAGTTCCAAGATATCGAAAAAGACCTGCCGATCTAGTCCTGGAGGGTAGTAATAATACCCTAATTTCTTTGGGAACAAATAGAATAGGGCCTGCTTCAAACTACGTTCAAGAAGGTTCAGCAAAAGGAAAGATTCCTATCACACCAGTCTCAGACGCTATAGAAAATAAAGGGGCCGCGGGTGCAATTGACATTGTTGTAGGCAGAGGTCAAACCGAAACTACTTCTGGTAATGTTGCAACATCAAAGAAAATATCAGATGGAACAAACTTTAAAGAAGAACTTGAAAAAATGCCTTCAAAATTGCAACAATTTGAAGGAGATCCTGATTGGTTTAGTGACAAAAGTAGAATTCTTTTGTCACAAAAAACATTTGTAGATAGTGGTTTGGGAATATTTCAACATAATGAAGAAAATTTCAATGTATCAGATGGTCCAAATGGCGATGGAGCAATTATCATTAAATCAGACAAAGTTAGAATTATAGCCAGACAGGACGTTGAAATTATGGTATCCGGTGGGTTCACAAACCCAGCTGGAGAGTTTATTGAAAATACAGACAAGAATCTATTTTCAACAATAATAATAAAAAGTAATGGGGATATTGTTTTTAAACCATCAGATGAAGGTTTCATTAAGTTGGGAGACGATAGCGCAGACAGAGCACTATTGTGCACAGATCTTCCTGCAAAATTGTCAGGTCTTGGTGAAGTTGATCCCACAACGCCCGCCCTTACTAACACAATGGGAGGGAAGTTTGGTGGAACGGGAATTAAAACTCAAGGCACTTGGGCTAAAAAGATACTGGTTACTGGGGCTAAATTATAGAGGTATATCATGACAGGCGTTATGCATAGCACAGGTGTGCTAGAAAATAATGAATTGACAGAGGCATTTATAAATGCAACCGTAGAACGATATAAGGAAATAGGCAAAAAAGGTTTTGCAGGTGCGTCACCATTCCCATGTCAAACAGGTAAATTGATAAATCCCATACCGGGCCTAATACCTGATGATCTTGAAAATAGGGAAAAGTACCCAGAATTTTATTCTGTCATTATGAATACATATCGAGATGTTGCACGTGCTCTAGACGTTCAAGGCAGTTTTTCATTGCCACCCCCATTTATAGATCCTTTTGCGTTGAGTGTTGCCCTTAACATACCAGACATTGATTTCAACATTCTAGATCTTCCGATAATAACGTTGCCTGAACTAGCGCTAATTTTTGATCTATCTCCCTTGGAATTTGGATTGAAAGTACCTCCGCTGCTAATTCCAGAAGTACCTCCCAAGTTCAACATTCCAGAACCAAAAATTGATCTTAGTATCAATCTTCCACCAAATTTTGATCAAAAGTTTCAATTTGATCTTTGGGCTTTGAAACTACCAAAGGTTGCTATTGAAATTGCGCTTAGTCTTCTTGATCCGAAGATTTTGCTAAATCTATTTCCAATACCTGATCCTTGTTTTGCAATTGAAAAAGCAATAGAAAAACAAATGTTTGGTCCAAGTGAACCTGGGGATTTCACTAAAGTGGTTGCTGTTCAAGATCTTTCAACGTTCACAGGTCAAGCTGCAATAATTGCTGCCACCGCAAAGGTTATTGGTGATGGGGGTAGGAAAGGTGCAACGGGATTTTTGGCTGATTATTTCAAATTCGCAAAAAATCCACCAAAAGAAAAAGGTGCAGAAGATCTGACAAGGGTGAGGAAAAAATTTCTAAATTCTTTGAGAAAATATATGGGACCGGAAAATAAATGGGGAACAGTAGGTAAGGAAATTTATTACTCAGGAAGACAATCAGTTGCAAAACCTGGTGCACACCCTAACGGAAAGGCTTTGTGGCCAACATATACACCAGGCCCAGCTCCAGAAGGAATAATAAAAGGAAGTAAAGTGACAACTTGTGGAATGCTTCCTGCCGCAGTGTTTTCGGATTTTGTTAAGGAAGATCCAAATTTTGACTTGTCTGACATCACCAATCCAGATAATATATCAAAATTGTCACTTGTCCCAGGCCCACAAGGCGTTTATATAACAGGAAAATATGCTCGTGCATACGTTCCTGCAAAGGGAGACGTGATACCAAAATCTGGCGATATTTATTTTGTTGGAAATAGAGGTAAAAATGATGTTACACACATTGGTATTATTTCTGATGTTAAGGTTGATGGTGGTAAAATTTCAGTTGTGACAGCGGACGCTGGTCAAGGTCCTGCATCAAATCAACAAACAGCATGGGTTAGAAAAAGTTATCATCCGGACACAAGAACACTTGTTGGTGATAATGGAGAAGGTGCCAACCTACAGTCTAGTAATCCAAGTAATACAATTCTTTTGGGTTGGGTAGACCTGGATAAGCTTGTAGAACGTGCTTATAAAAAAGAATATATGAGTGCGTGGAAACCTAATTCAATTATTAGTAAAATTTCAAAAACAAAATTGATAACTAAAATTTGGAACCCGGACTTTGTTCTTGAAGAATCTGCAAATCCAACACAAGAGTTATTATTTAAATCGTGGCAACTTATAACTTTAAAAGCGTAGGTAAAACGCAAGAACAAAAAGTCGTAGAACAACTAGAGAGTAAAAAAACTCCCATTGGTATAAAAACTCCATTGCAAATAAATGAGTCCGGACAAGGAGAAATATTTATCACATACGACAATTTGATTGAAACAACCAGAGACAATCTAAGAAACTTGATTTTGACAAATTGGGGTGAACGGGTGGGGTTGTATGACTTTGGCGCAAATTTGAAACCCACTATGTCTGAGCTTATATCAGATGACGACTTTGATTCAAAGGCGATTGAAAAAATTTCTGGTGCTGTTAGTCGTTGGATGCCATATATTTCATTGGAAAATTATGCATCGACAATAAGTCACGATAAGAATGATAACTCTATAGCACACATTAATATAAAAATTACATATAGCATCCCTGTTCTTGAATACACCAATGGACAACTAGAAATTAATCTATATGCTATGTAATTTGTGTAGGTTGTCTATTAGGACACTGAAATAATTACAGATAAATGGTGAGTAAATGGCGCTAAAGAAAACTGATATAATACCGGTAAGACAAAGAAAATATCTTGCAAAGGACTTTGATGCGCTAAGAGCTCAAATTCTAGAATATGCGCAATCATATTACCCAGACAAACTTAAAGATTTTTCTGAATCTTCTTTGGGAGGTTTGTTTTTGGATATGGCTGCATATGTTGGTGACAACATGTCATTTTATCTCGACCATCAATATGGAGAGATAAATTATGAAACTGCGGTTGAAACTAACAACATTCAAAAACATCTACGTATGGCAGGAGTTCCCATAGTTGGATCTTCACCCGCTACCGTTCAAGTAACAATTTATATAGAAGTTCCGGCAGATTCGACTGGTTCATCACCAAGAAGTGATTGTATCCCTAGAGTGCTAGCTGATAGCATTTTCACAACTGGTAATATTGATTTTATATTGCTTGAAGATGTAGATTTTTCAAAGACAAATTCTGACGGTAGTTATAAAGCTGAAATTAAAGTAGGTTCAAAGTCTCCATCTGGAGTGATAACGTCATATATTATGGCCCTAACTGGTGTTTGCGTTTCAGGTAAACAAACAACAGAAAATTTTGTGATTGGGTCAACATTTGTGCCATTTAGGCAAATAATGTTGACTAATCCTAACGTTACAGAAGTAGTCAATGTTAGTGATACCTCTGGAAATATTTACTATGAAGTAAAGGCTCTTACACACGACGTAGTTTACAAAAATGTTATAAACACGTCAAAAGATAACAGCATAGTCCCAGAATCAATAAAAATAATTCCTGCTCCTTACAGGTTCATATCAAATACTGAAATTTCAAACAGAAAAACAGTTCTTACATTTGGTGGTGGGAATGCAAACACAATTGAAGATGACGTAATACCTGATCCATCAGAATTTGCAATTTCATTTCCATACACAAAAACCTTTTCAAGAATTTCTGTCAATCCACAAAAATTGCTACAAACGAATACTTTGGGCGTAGCGGCCACTGACGTGACCCTGAATATAACCTATAGATATGGTGGCGGTTTGAGTCACAACGTTCCTGTAGATAGTGTAAGAAATATAAAAGCAATTAACGTATTTTTTCCTCAAAATCCGCCTTTGCAATTTGCTGTAGCAGTAAGAAATTCAATTCAAGTTTCAAATCTATCACCTGCGAGTGGAGGAGAAGATTCTCCAACAATTGAAGATCTAAGACAACTAATACCTACAGTTAAAAATTCCCAAGAAAGAATCGTAACAAAAGAAGATTTGCTGGCGAGGGTATACACTCTACCTTCAAATTTTGGTAGAGTATTTAGAGCGACTGTAAGATCAAATCCAAATAACCCTCTAGCAACTCAACTTTTCATAATTTCAAGATCACCAGATCAAAAACTATTGACAACATCATCAGACACTCTTAAACAAAATTTGGTCAAATATTTGGATCCATATAGAATGATATCTGATGCGATTGATATCTTGGATGCAATTGTTATTAATTTGAAATTGCAATTCAATGTTGTAATTGACCCAAGTATGAATAAAAACATCCTGTTGCAACAGATACTCAACAGGTTGCAAAATTTCTTTGATATTAGAAATTTTCACATTGATCAGCCAATAATAATATCGGAAGTTATCAATACGATATTTTCTGTGAATGGAGTATTGTCAATTGATTACGATCAAAACAAATTGTTCAAAAATGTGAACGGGATAGTCAATAACAGAACTTATAGTGATTATACTTTTGATGTTCAAAACAACATTAAAAAAGGCGTAATCATCCCACCACCAGGAGGAATATTTGAAATTAGATATCCTGAAGTTGACATTGTTGGAAAGGCAATCTGATGTTTAAAGTATTCAAAGCAGATAAAGACACCTACATTACAAATAAGGTGATAAAAGGAAAAATTTCCGGCTCTTATAATTCAAATGTAGGATTGGCTAGTTCACTTGATCTTTACAAATTGTACGGAATGTCGATGTCCGGTAGCACTCCTCTAAGAGAATTGTCAAGAATATTGATACACTTCGACATTTCTGAATTGAGAGGATTGGTGTCTTCAGGTTCAATAGATTACACACACAGTAGTTTTTTTGCACGAATAAAACTATTTGATGTATATGGAGGACAACCCACACCCAACAATTATACAATCGCAGTATCGCCTCTCTCAGCGTCATTTGACGAAGGAAGAGGTAAGGACGTAGTCCTTTACAGCGATAAGGATGTTTGTAATTTTGTTACCGCCTCTGTTCCTAATAATACTTGGAAGGAAATTGGCTGTTATAAATCTGGTACTATTGATGATTTGTGTGATTATATCACAGGATCTATGACAACGGGTCAATTGTCTACAACACAATACTTCACATCAGGTGAAGAAGATTTGTACGTAGATGTAACTAAAGCAATATCCAGCACGTTGTCAAATCAAATACCGGATTCAGGATTTAGAATAGCATTTTCACCTTCTGAAGAAAACAATAATTACACTTACTTTGTTAAAAGATTTGCATCAAGACATGCATACAATGAATCTAAGCATCCAAGACTTGAAGTTGGTTTTGATGATTCGATAATTGACACGTCGCAAGGAATGACCTTTGATTCTAAGGAAACTATGTTTCTTTGGAATTATGATCATGGTAATCTAAGCAATCTAACTTCAGGGAGCAATAACATCCAAATAACTGGAAGTAATTGCATAATTCTAAAGTTGCAACTTGAAAAATCTGGTGGTGTGGAAGAATTTATTTTTACGGGTAGTCAACATGCCGCCGGCAAAAATTTTATGACAGGCGTTTACTCCGCCTCAATTTATTTGTCGTCTAGTAATCAGTATATTATAAATTCGCTTATATCAACGGGCAGTACGATAAAACTGACGCCAATTTGGGGATCGATCGATGGTAAGGTCGCTTATCACACAGGTTCTCAAGTCAAGTTTTCTACGCCTTCTGTGATATCAAGAGGATCTTCTAATTTGTCTCCTAAAAAATTCAATGTTTCAATCTATGGCGTTAATTCAATACATGGAGATAATGAAATTATACCCGTTAGAGTAAACATATTTGATTATACATCACCTCTAATCGAACTTTCAAGAGTCCCAGTTGAATCACCCGGTGCCCTTCAGGGAATCGTCACAAGTGCTTTTTATAGCATAAGAAATTCAAATACACAAGAGGTAGTAATTCCATTTGATACGTTGAAAGGATCGACAAGAGTTTCTTGTGATTCAAAGGGAATGTTTTTTAGGGTGGATACATCAAATCTCGCCAAGGAACAAAGTTACGTAATTGACATAAAAATTCTAATTGGAGGCGAATACCAACTTTATAAAAATGTATCACCAATCTTTAAAGTTAGCAACTCACAATTATAGCAGGAAAAAATGCCAGTCAACATTTCACCTTACATTCCCTCATTCATAAAACATGCGCTAGAGGACAACAAAACAACAGAGACATCATTTAGTGACCTGCAGAACACGAATTTTTCTAGCACGTCATCATTTCTGTATGATCCGGTTGGTTATCCGATAAAAAATACTCAGCAACTAGATGTTGATTGGTCAAAATTTGAAAATCATACTTTTTTTTCTTCAGCAGAAGCTAAGGTAAATCTTGCATTTGATCAAATTATTAATGGTTACCCATTTGATGGTACGAGACAAGAAATTGAAAAATTCTTTGAAAAATTGACTGGATTTGAAAAATGGGTATTTGATAATTTCCCAAAATATAAGGGTCAATTGCATTTTTCCGGAACCCTTACGGGTGAAGATGATGATGGCACACTGGGAACATGGATAAAAATTAAAGACCAAGCTGGATTTCTTTACCCAGATATATCGAGCAAAAAATCAGGAGATCCCATCATAGATCCCGGTGGTGACAAATCATTCACAATTGAAACACATGTATTTCTACCAGAACAAGCCAATGATAATCAGGTAATTTTTCAAAAAGCATCTGATAGTAAACACGGAATTTCATTGTACGTTTCCCAATCTACTTCAGTTACTCAAGCCAACGTATCATTTAGCGTAATCAATGATAACAAAAATATCACTACATTTGTAACTCTTGAAAAAGGTAAATTTAATCATATTTGTGCAACGCTAAATAGAAGTAGTGGCGTTGATTATGCAGAATTTTTTGTAAATTCTGAACTAAAACAAAAATCAAAGAGCAAATATCAAATTGGTGATATGGGAATTAGCCAATCAGAAATTTTGATTGGAACGGGTACAACAATAACAATTGATGGAGGAAATTTTGTACCTGCTCAAACATTCAGTGGAAGCATAGATGAATTTAGAATTTTTCACGGTATAAGAACAGAAAAGCAACAAAAACTATTTGAGAAGAAAGCAATATACGCGTCTCCTGAACTAAAACTTTATTACAGATTCAATGAGCCTCCACCTCCCCTGACACCAATCTCTACAGATCCAGTAAATTCAATAGTTCTTGATAGTTCCGGGAATTCATTGCATGCATTGATAACAAACTACACAGGTAGTTTGAGACAAGATGCATCAACTGATGAAAATAGCCTTATGATATATGAAAAGTCAGAAACTTATCCCGTTCTTTTCCCAGCATATCCCGGTGTAGTTTCATTGAATAATGATTTGTTGCTTTCGGCCTCTGAATATGACAAACAAAATCCTAATTTGATTACCAGACTAATTCCACAACATTATTTTGTTGAAGCTGAAGTTCAAGATGGAGTGGGCATTAACGTTGATAATGAGTCATTTACGCCTTACTCTGGCACTGGAATTCCTGGTCAAGGAAAACTTAATTCATCACAAATAATCGCATCATTTCTTTACATATGGGCAAAATTTTTTGATGAAATTAAAATATCGATTGATACTTTCGGAAATTATGGATACGTTGATTATGCTGGCGTAGATAATATGCCAAAAAACTTTCTTTTCGATCTTGCAAAACAAAATGGATTTCACATACCTCCTCTTTTTACAAATTCAAGCATCGAACAATATGTTGATGCTGAAAATATAGGTGAAGAAATTGCAACATCAACATATCCACTAAAGTACATACAAAATGAATTGCTAAAAAGAGTGCTAATAAATCTACCTGACATACTAAGATCGAAAGGCACTCAACATTCCATTAAATCATTTTTGCGTTCAATCGGTATTGATCCCGAGAATTCTCTAAGAATAAGAGAATATGGTGGACCTACAAAACGTCAATTGACATATTCAAGAGAGAAAAAACAAGACGCCGGAGCGATGGCACAATTTACCACGTCTTCTCTTGCTATAACACCATTTCTTTCATCTTCTAGAATTGAAATAGGTTACCCAAATCCAATTGGGAATATGGTATTTAAAAAACAATTTCCACCACATGGTGTCTCAGACAATATAAACGATGGTCTGCTAACCTCTGGTTCGTGGTGTGTAGAAGCAATATACAAGTATCTTCCAAAAAATTTGGACTTTTTTCAAGATTCAGACAAACAAAGTTTGTGTAGAATGTTTGTAACAGGTTCTGATGGATTGTCTTGTGTTGCAAATCTAATAAGCATATATTCATCATCAGGCTCTAGGATAGAACTATACGTTAGACCCGGTACTAATAGTAACTCTCCGTTGTTTAAACTAGAATTGCCCATGCCTTCAATGGGCCTATTCGATGAATCCAGATGGAATATATCATTTGGATGCACAAGAAATGACTCCATTGGCTCTAGGGTTTCATCATCTTATTATCTAAGAGCAGGTTCACAGCTTAATGGAGAAATGACGTGGTATCAAACAACCTCATCATATTTCGAAGAAACTCCGTATGCTGAAGATAATGTGTTCAGAACAATAAACGCAACTTACAATGCTTCTGGAACATATATTGCGATAGGCAATAATCAAAGTTTTAATGCTGGTCCTTCTTATAAATTTCTAAGTGACTCAGTGCGTTCTCCTACCACTTCAAGAATTACTTCCTTTAATGGTAAGGTATCAAACCTAAGATTTTGGTCAAAATCTTTTAGTGCATCTGAGTGGAAGGAACATATTCTAAATTATAAATCTCTTGGGGTGAATAATCCGTATAGCAATTGGAATTTTGTTAGTAACGCTACGGGTTCTTGGGAAAGACTACGTCTAGATTCACTAATGAAGCAAGAAGTAAGAACCGCAAATAGCGATATCGCGTTGGGAAATTTGGGAACAATAAAATTCCTAGATTTTAGCTTGAATAATTTGCACGTTTCAGGCACAGGCTTTCCAATTGATAAGCAAACGCTAGTAGGAGAAATATTCGATCATAGTTACCTTTCTCCTTATTTTGATGAGGCATCATCATCAGAAAAAATAAGAATTAGAGGATATCAAGATTATGATCTTGTAAAAGAAAAACCTTGGGCAATGCCTGCACCTGTGAATGAATTGAATCCCTCAGAAAAACCAAGCGATGATGTCAGATTGTCAATAGAATTTTCAATCATAGACTCGTTGAATAAAGATATAGTTACAATGTTTTCAACATTTGAAACAATTGAGAGTGCCTTGGGCTCACCTGAACTAGTCTATTCACCAGATTATCCCGATCTAGCAAAATTGAGAGAAATATATTTCAATCGAATTAGTGAAAAGATTAACTTTCAAGGATTCTTTAATTTCTTTAGATGGTTTGACAGGTCAATTGGGACAATCATTGATCAATTGATTCCAAGAAAAACAAAATTTAAAGGAACAAATTTTGTAATTGAATCTCACATGTTGGAGAGAAATAAGCTGGAATACTATTCTTCAGAGATATATCTTGGAGAGTCAGACAGAAATAAAATTAAGGACGTGTTGCTACTACAACAAGTCGTTGGAAACATAAAGAAATACTAACATGCCATACAACGAAATTCAAGAAAAAGAAACATACGTTAGTGACAAAGCTTTTGATAACGTTGAACAAGCAACCATTGCCGCACAAAGTAATGACACCACTGTAAGTAAACCATTTCAAAGTAACTATTCTGAGTATGCTGCGCAACAAGTCCCAGACATAAAAACGACAGCTACGAAAACAGAAATTAGCGATGCGATAATTCAAAAAAATGGATTTGTAAAAGTAACTCCTGCGGAACAAATCACAAATTTTTTTCAGAATGGCGCAACAGTAAATAAAAATAATACTTTCGCGGAAAGTCCAACCGTACTAGGTTCACAAAAACAAGTTTACAAATCAACAAAAAAGACTGCGACACCAATATACGTCAATACATCTAGCATAGACACTAGCAAATTTGATGGTTATAGGCAAGGCGTAGAAATGACTAAGTTTAGTCACTTTGTGGATGGAATGATGGTCAAAATTCACGCTGGTGAAGTTGGTCACATTATAAGAAAATGTAATTTTGGTTCGGATTACGATATGTCAAATTACGTAGATTATTACGTTGACAATAAATCAAAATTCAATCCAATTACATACATCAATAGTCAACAAGAAATAATATTGGAAGTAAGAGAAAGAAACTATCAAGTTATTGACAATGACATAACATATAATTATGCGTTTGATGGTGCGATAGAACCTCTTACAATTAGAGCAAAATCTACATTCTCCAGCATAGATTTTCCGTTTGAATCACATGACGTTAGAGGGGATGTCATGTCAGGAAATCCAAATTACAAGAGAGCATCAGACCAAGTTTGTACCGTTTATGAATTTGAATCCATCCCGGATTTTGTTCCATTTTTGGACTTGATAGAAGTAACAAAAACTGGTTTGCCCATCGCAGGTTACTTTATTAATGAAACTACGAAATTGAAACCTTATGACGATATTGTAATATCAAAGACAATTACTGGCCTTACAGGATCTTACGAAATTGATATGAAAACAGCCCTTAACTCAATGTCAGGAAGCACGGAAAACTATCTATCTAATAAACAAAGGTCAGCAACAACGGGTTGGGATTATGATAATAACGTCATGGTTGGCACTGACTCGATAGCCTTTGGAGGCATGATTTATTTATGGCAAGCACAAAATCATCAAGAATTCCACCAACAAATTATTTTGAGAATTATGTTCTAACTAGAACTGTTTCATCTGACGCAGGACTATTTCCAAGCGCATATAGATCCATGAAAGATGCCTCAGGGAGTGGCACGTACAGTGAATTTGTTAGCAATATAATTCCAATAGGTTTTAATTTTAACTTTGATACTAAAGTTTATACCGGGTTTGTTGCCGCAACTGATGGTTGGGTCGCGCTAATAGAGAAAAGTATATCATCATTTTCATTGACTGACATATTCACCTCAAACAGACCGGATAGAAATGATTTTATTAGTGATATATTCTCAAATCAACACGCGTTGCTTTGCCCGTGGTTTGATAATTTGGCTGGTGTTAGTAACCAAACAGGTTACTCTAGTGACATCGCCTCAGGAATCGAATTGCCAGGAATAGGATACAATCCAACCCGTCATTCAGAATATGCAGTAAAGTATAAAAATACAACATCACCTGACGGACAAAGGTGCCTTGTGATTAGGTGGACGTGTGTTAGTATTTCTTCATTGCTAAGATTTGATGTTGTGCTATACGAAAATGGTAAAATAGAATTTAGATATCAAAATAGAAAAGACATTGGACCCGAAAGTGCTCAAGAAGGAGCTACGGTAGGAATATTCCTAAATGATAATAGATCTTGGAGATTTAGAGATTTTTCTACAGGTTTGGGGTATAATGATCAATATAGAGAAATTTATGAATATGGTGGTTCTGTTTACGGATCATATCTTGATGGCACTTTGCCTTACAATTATAGATTGAAACCTGCTCAACACTGGCCTGGATTGAATGATTCTGGTTGCATATACACTTTCATTCCACCTTACAATAGAAAGAAAGGTCTTCCAAGAAAAGATATTGGCGAAAGAGATACCAGAGCTTCGTATCCCTTGGTCGCAAGAACAGGTGATAAAAGACTTGGTAATTTCTTGAGAGCGTTTGACGATAGAAAAAGTATCGCATATACTCCAAGTAAAGCAAATTTTCCAACAACAATCCCCAGATTTTATGGCGACACAGAATCTGGAATTACTGAAAGACAGGCATTTTTTAGCCAATCAGGCATAGAATTTAATATGACTGCTTCTAAAAATGCTTCTGAAAATTTCATCTATTCTGAACCTAAAGAATACATACAACCTTATTCGGAGGATGGTAGATACGTCATAACAAATACAAATGATAGCTTTTTTAGTGGATCAGATGTATCTCTATTTGGGTTTAGCCTAACCTCTCCTTTGCGTTCAAAAACACAAATACAACTAAGTTTGCCAATAGACTATCCAACAACCCTACAACCTGTCACCTCTACAATACATTATTATAATGCTACTGCACGGGGATTCTTCATGCCTCGAGGTACAAAATATAGTGATGTCGTATACGATCCTTCAATATATCTCACACTGGAATCATATCCGGAGGATGCCAGAGGATTTGGTGCAATTGGTAATTCGATAGCCTCAGGTTCAAATCCATCAGCGGTAACGACTAACTGGCAGTCTGATAATTCAATTAAAAACGGCAACGGTTTTACGATGGATGATCAAACTGGCGTTCTAACGAAATATTTTGCTAAAAGCGTACAAAATAATTCAGATTATAACGCACAATCATCTGAGCAATTTACCATTCCTATAAATCACCCATTTTTGATTGAAAAAGCAATAATTGAAATTCCTTTCACAATGGGAGGCGACTGGTTTAATGATAAAACCACATCAGGATCCCCAGTTGATGGTATTGATAACATACTTTATCAACCATTCGGAGTAGACAGAGATGTATTTGATTTTGCTGGGCCTGCAATAACAGTGTCCCTGTTTAACCAAATTGTTTCCGAAGATAGCGTCTATCGAGACCTAATACTCACTGGTACAATAATACCCGAAGGTGATAACGTAGCTAATGTGAAACTCACTAGGACTGGAAATTCGGCGCCATTGGCTGCAGGCGATAAATTTACCGTCTTCTCGCCAGAAGGGTTCTTGAGCTATGGAGCCACGCCTGCCGCAGTCATAAGCCCGAACGTAGGATCAACTTTTACAGGAAGCGTACAGATAAACTGTGTTCCTGCAATATCAAATGGTGCGATAGTTAGTTTTTTTGATTACTCTTCTGACTTTGACAACACTGGCGCGCAGGTGCAAATAAATCAAGATTTTATTACGAGTTATCTAACTTCTCCTTTCACAAACGTAAATGCAGTTGGGTTGGGAGTTGGAGTTTCAACACTGGTGAAAGATATAGATCCATTTGGCAGAAACGCAAAAGGTTCTAGTCCATCAGGTAGATCTGTGTTTGGTAAAGAATATATCACATTCCAAAAATCTCAAGGTCAAAAAGGAGGAAGTTTTCCAAATCCACTGTTCGTATCATCGAGCCTAATAGATTTCCCAACTTATCTAAAGGATGCTATAGATGAAAGTCCAACTGGATTTGCTGTTAGCACAGCCATACCCCTAATGTCAACTGTGCCATCACCATATCTTGTAATGCCAGGTGATAAATTGACTTTGGCTATCTCAAAAATGAGACCAGTTCTATTTTCAAGAGGTACGAATCCACTAGACAGTACGCCTCTAGACATCATTACAGGTTCATATAAACATGATGTTTCAATATCTACAGGTAGTATAAAAATTACCCTATATGGTTCTCTATTGTCTTCAGGAATTGAGTATCACCAAGGGTTGAATCAACCTACAAATACGAACCAAATTCACGGTTTCATAGGAGACAATCCTGTACTTGATCAATACGAATCAGAATATGATGGAACCTACATGGGATCATACACTGATCATTATATAACTGGTAGTATGCTAGTTCAGGTTCAAATAAGCAATAGAACTTACCTGAGGCCAGGTGAGAATTATTACCAGTCAAGAGGCAGGGTTTTTAGCAAACATAAAGCACGTAGTAAGGGTACTCCCGACACATCAACATATGAGTCAAATTCTAATTCTTCAAAATCATTTAGGTTGCAACCATGGTTTGAAAGAGTTGGTAATCAGAGATTTGTGTCAATTAATTGTGAAGCTGAAAGGTATTACGATTCAGTAATGCCATCATTTACTGAATGTCTCAGGGAGGATGGAAATCGTATAATTTCATTTAGAAACGCCGCCGGTAACTTTCTTGATGGTGCAAAAATTCCTAATGACATTTATAATGGTTTCAATTTCTTTGATGGGTATGGTAGCTCTGCTAATGAAACCGCGCTTCTATATAATAACAAATGGACTTGGTCATATCCATTTGAGCCAAGATATTCGGGTGTCACAAGAATACTAGACGTTTTTTCATCGCTTACTACAAAATTTCAATACGACCTATCAACCGGGAATGGATCATTCGTAAATCCTATCACGATCAAGAATTATTTCCCAATAATGATAAATCATCAAAATAATTCAAATGATTTTTATCCAAAAATTCAATCTGACATTAACGTGATAAGTTCACTCAACGTTCAAATGAATAAGGAAGATTTGACCAAGTGTTTGTTTGGATTTGGGGATAAGAATACAATCAATTATGACAACTCAACAAAGACAAAAAGGGCAGGAAATAATCACCTACCTGAATTTAGAAATTGGTCTACGAGTACCGTAACAGTTCCAATAGATTATCAAGTTGGCCCGGTGATTAGAGGATGGAAATATGGCGTTGTTAGTGGTCTTCCAACATACAGCAGGTGTATTTGGAGAAGAGGAAAATATGGACAATTTAGGGATATGCTAGAACAAAGACCCTTTACAAAGTATTACAATAATTCAAAATTTCAAACAACAGTAAATGACAAGAATCAATCTACCACGTTTGACGGACCTGTCACGGTCAAATTTGTTGATTCAAATGATAAAGTTGTCAAGCCTGAAAATACCTGGTCACAAAACTTGAGCCTCGCAGCAACATCATCGATGCCATATTTTGATGGTGAAACCAGGAATAGGGGCGAAATAAATGTTGGTGGCATATCTTCGACACAAGTCCTATTTGGTTCAGACGGCGCAGGCAACATATTCATTTGACGAGTAATATAAGATGCCAACAAAAGAAGAAGCAGAAAAATCTTTCGTCCTCATGATGAAGGATGAAAACAACGGTAAAATAAGCCGAATTGCATTTCCAGAAGACGTACAAATCGGCACCAACAATGTTCCGTCAGAGCTCATGCTCACGGGAAGATTGTCAGTTAACAATAAAGAATATAAGGCAAATAATTCTAATTTGGGAATTATCAACGCAAGTAGTAATGATACAATAATAGGAATTAGTGGTTCTATTGACCTTGCTTCGGCCCGAGTCAATCTTCCAAATAATCCAAGAATTGGTCAGCTACATTATATAAAAGATATTTTTGGAACCGCTGGTGTGTCACCAATTAATGTTTATGGATCAGGTGGTGCTACGATAGATTCTGCTTCTTACAAAGCTATAAATACTGCATATTCAAGTTTGTCCGTGTACTGGAATGGTTCAGAATGGAAAACAATTGGTGGCGGTGGAGGAGGTGTTGGACCGACTGGAGCTACAGGTCCAACAGGTCCAACAGGCGCTACTGGAGCTACCGGAGCTGCGCCTACTCGTTATCCTGCCCCTGACAGTAACACCCTAGTCAGGTTCAAATTTGATGAATCATCTGCGCCGTATTATAGCACTGGAACACAAAATACGCTAAATATGACTGTTTCATACGGTGGTGTATATAGAAGCACGGGATTGTATGGCCCGTGCATTTTTCTTAGAGACAATTCAGCAACTGCGCTTGTGACCTCGACTGTTCCCGCCAATCCCTCAACCACAACAATGACGGCTTGGATATGGTTTAAACCCTTTAAAATTGTATCAGATTACTCTTGGATTTTTTCAAAAGTTTACACAGCCGGATCGCCAACAACTTCTCCGTATGTTGGATTCATATTTCAGGCAGGTGGTTCTGGATCAGACTGGGTTGTTGGAATTGCACAAGGTGGTACACTTTACACATCAACGGTACTATACACGAGTGGTTATGGACTCGTAGTTGACCAATGGCAATTTTTGGCACTAACGTATGATGGCACAAACCTAAAAGGTTATTACAATGGAACGTTGGGCGTAACAAACAACCTACCTGGTACGATTGATTATGGAAGTACATTGGGAGAATACATGGTAGGAGGTCCAACCGCATTTAGTAAATACCCAGGGTGGGTAGGTGCTGCTAGCGTTGAGAATAGAGTTCTCACTGAAAGCGAATTGAGATCAATTTATATGTTGGGTTTGGGATATTACTGATAATTTCACAATTATCAATTGTGTTTCTACTTGGGGTAGTACAAATTTTCTTTTCTTCAATTCCTCCTTCTTTTCATCAATCTTTTTGATTTCTAGGTCTCGCACTTCTTCGCCTGTTCCCATGACGTCAATTGTGATCACCATAGTTATGCTCTCCTAAATCATAAGTATTGGAAATAATTTTTCAATTTCAGAATCTTCTTTATCATCCATGAAAAGAAGCCCCAAATCCATCTTCCAATCTGCGGGTGATAGCAATCTTATTGTGTAACTGTCAGCATCTTCTTTGTCATTAAATGACAAAATATTAGAATTTACCCACCCATAGTATATGCTAACCAAAGAGCCTGATGAATTTTTTGTAGGCGTGTTTTTTGCCATTCTAATCGAATCAAACCTAATCCATTCATCACCATCTTTGACAAATTCACAGCCTCTCCATTCTGCTTCTATAAATTCACCGATATTTATTTTTATCGGGATGGAACCTATGGCTCCCATTTCACCTGGGTCTTCTAGATTAAGATACAATGCTTCAGGTGAATCGTACAGAGTGATTGTTTTGGATTCAACATGAGGTTTCAATTCTAGTCTAATTTTTTTCATGAATAAACCTCAATGAACTATTGATGTTTTTTCAAGTTCACTTGATATTTTCAAGTAATCTGAAATGAACCTGACTTGTTCAACGTTGGCAATCTCTTTCCAATCATCTTCACTTGAAGACTTTGAAACTATGTCAACAGTTGTGTGTTTATCACACATATGTTTTTCATTATTAAATAGGGTTGCAGGCAAATCACAATTAACACTGTCACATTTTTTAAGTGATGACATCATAATCGTTGCCATATCAGTAATCATCTTAGACATTGAATTCAATATCAATTGATGTTTTGTGATTATTTTTGACAAGATTATTATTGAGTTATCTTTTTCACTCATGATGAAATATATAACACATCATGAATCATGTAATATTTGTTGTCCGACCACCTGGAATTGAACCAGAGTTACGACTTTATAAGAATCGTTAGAAGAACCACTCCTACCTGGTCGGGTTGATTAGCTTGTCAGTATGTTGTTATACTATACCGTTGGCATTTCAATTTACATCAATTTAAGATTTCCTGTGATTTTATCTATCACCCTGGATTCGCAAGGACCAAACGCAGCACAAGTCAAGGTAGGAATACCGTTGAATTCTGTTCTACCTGAATCAACTATCGTGTGAACCTCTATACCTTCCATTTCAGCCTTAAAAACCAGATTATTAAGTGCTTCCTCAGAATCGATCCCAACAACAATCTTAGTAAAAGAACCTGTTAGCCACATGGCTTCAACTGGAGTTAGTTTTATTACTATTTCATCTCCTCTTTCTGCTTCATTGTTATCTAGCAGAAATTTCATTGATGCATGTGCTACCTGGGATGCCAATTTTCCCTTTCTCATATTCAAGTCTTTGCGAACAACAATAACTTGCTTAATCTCACTCATGATCGCCTCCGGGATGACTGGCTACGATCAATAATTATCATTACGCAATACTTGTATACCTTCAACGAGGAGGTGTCTCAGGCGGCGGAGGAAAATACTTTCTACAGGGAGGATTATAATAAAAATATTGTTTTGTCACATTCTTTTGATTCAAACATGAATTTGAACGAGATATTGCAGGATAATCCCATTCGGCATAACATGCCATTGTCATGGCCGCACAAATGATCATCGGCCAGAATTTCTGCTTGTATCTCATCTCTTACCTCCATAATAATCTTCCCCAACCAATTCTCACCAATGCCCTTGGTAACACCCCAAAATTTATCATTCCACAAATTTTCTTGTATTAGCGTAGCTTCTCCCGTTGCCAACAACAATTCTCTTAGTATGGGATTTTCAAATTTCAACTTTATAAAAGTTCTCATCAAGTCAACTTTAATGAGAGTCCAATCGTCCCTTAGTATAAGTCCCTTGCCCATTTTTTTTGCTGACATGGGATCTTTGGCATTCCTAATAACTTCTCTAGTAAATTGATCAAGGGTTTTATGTGCCTGGTAGGCGTGTTCTACGGTTGGATATGATTGACCATTAATATAAATGGTAGAAGGAAAAAAATTATTTAGAAATGAATAATTTCCAACAAATCTGTTAATTTTTTCCACTTTTTGTACTCTTATATCTTGGCAAGATTTTACCTGAAGCTTCCCAATACAGACTTGAAATTCCTTTAATATATATTTCAACATCTGCACCAAAATAATTGCAACGTTTCAATTGCAAAGCCACTTCTTTCGAAGCTCCAACATCAAAATATTTCAGAACGGCAGAACATCTATTTATTGTGTTCCAGTAAGCAATTCCACCATCCAAAAAATTATGGAATGATCTGTATGTTGTCTTTGAAGAATGAACATAATAATCGTGATTACGACCTGGACCTATGTTTCCTACATTGTGATTCCACATGTGTTTCCCTTTGCCATTCTCTAGAGCAACCATGGCCCATGCCATTGAAAGTCTCTCATCAGATGGTTTAAATCCAAACACTTCTTCGTGTGAATCATTTATTACGTTCATCAATTCCACTTCAGTAAGTGGAGTTATAATCTTTGGTTGTTTTTTTGTGTTAGGAACGTTATGTGAAGTAGCAATATTAAATACTAGAACGTAGGAAATAAGGTTAATTATAGAAAAAAAATTCATTCGCAATAACAAATTGTTTGCCACGGTACGCCAAATCCAGGCTCACAAATTCCAGGACAAATTTGAAACATTTGCTTTCCAGATTCACAGTTTTTGGTCATACTAACTGTTCCTTGATAAGCATTAGTCGTGGCGCAATTACACTCAATATTTACTTCACCACAATTTCTTGTTTGTGGATTAGAAATGTTTTGAACTGGTTCATGATCAACACAAGAACCAAAACTGCAAACTCTACCATGAGTACAATCTGTGTCTTTGTTACAAAATGTGGAATCACCACATGATGTATAAAAAAGCAAAAGAAACATTAGAGGTAGCAATACAACTTTTTTCATAGTTACACCTATGTGTATTTGTGGGTAAACTGTGCCACCGGAGGGGGTCGAACCCTCACGCCCTTGCGAGCATCGGATTTTGAATCCAACGTGTCTGCCTATTCCAACCACAGTGGCGAGCAAATGGTGACCTCAACGAGATTCGAACTCGTATTGACGGATTGAAAGCCCGCTATCCTAACCTTTAGACGATGAGGCCATTTAATTTAATACAAATGTGCTAAATTGCGGAGGATAGAGGAGTCGAACCACATACCTTTCGGTATCGCCGGTGTTCAAGGCCGGTTGTCTACCCAGAGACCGTATCCTCCACATTGCTCAAATTTTCACTTTGTCAGGAGGGATTTGATACCCTCAGAAACATTTCTGTTTCGTCCGTTTTTTTCCGGGTGCGTATGCTTCCGCCTCTGACTTATGTTACTTATTTGAGCAACATGTTGATACTATATTTTATAGAGATAGGAATGTTTAATAAATAAGTGCCGCATTCCGAACATGATGCTTCGCCAGTGACTTCATCAACTTCCTTCATGCCTCCGCACTGCGAGCAAGATCCCTCTTCCATTTCATCCATTTCGCTCATTTCGCTCTCTTCATCATCTGAAGCTTGATCGTCTTCATTAATATAACCATAGTTACCCGCCGACCACTCAGCAAGTTCACGTGAAGTAATCTTATTGAATGATTCTTTCAAATTTTTCTTTGAACGGGTGTTATCACCTTTTGGCAACTTGAGCTTCTTATTGGCTGGATCTACTGAGTTTTCAGGACCCCATGACTTAGATTTGACACCATAAAGTGGCATTTCCTTTTCAACAGGCCAGCCATAGCACTCATAAACGACACTACGAATTATTTTTTTTAGCTCGGAAAGTCTTACTCTCATGGTTTTAATTATATTATCAAATCACATATTTCAAATAATATTCCCGGTTGCCTCGCAGATTCCATCGAACCTTCATCGCTGATCCCAACGCAAAGATTTTTATCTTTCAAAACGTCTTGAATGTTCATGGGCACATCATCAACCAAACAAGACAAAGAAATTAGTCTAATACCATGTGAATAATCAGCGTAAGTATTTTCGTGTCCCAAATATAGAGGTTGAATTGGTTTGCCACTTGATTGGTGCCATCCATATATCGCGACTTGCGCAGGTTGTTTTGCAAGTTTGTTGGTCATCACAACGTCTTTTTTGTGTCCTGCAACAATGCTATTTGGATCAAAATCACTGATCTTGTTCAATTGATCCTGAATTCTCTTGTTATGCACGACAATTCTGTCAACGCTCATCATTGATGCATCATAAGGTGGCCCCCAAGGCAATGGTTGCAATTTATGTGTTGCAGCACCCCAAATAATATTAGATATTTTTGTGGTGGGCATCATGCATCCCCAAGCATCACATATGTGCTGTGCCGTCAAGGGGTTCATGGGTATTCTGACGTAGTCAACATCATTTCCTATGGACAAGAAATCAGGCAACACACTAAACACCAACGTTCTAACCTGTCCAGTCGAGTCTTTGAAGGTTTGAGTAACATTTACGTAATATTTCATATGAGAAGGCACGTGTCCTTCGAGCAACGAAGATAGAATTATTTCTTCACGCTTACTCCTATCAACTCGACTTATTTCTGCGATAAAATCTGATGCTGATTTATGAATTTCTGGTTCGACAAAATCGATATTTTTCATAAAAATATTTATGATGGAACACTATCAGAAACGTTAGTTTTTGGAAAAGCGATCAATTTTTCTTCATTTTTCTGTTCATTCTCACGTTTTTCAATTTCCGCCGTAACATCATCTATTGTTTTCTTGTATGTATTGATAATTGATTCAGAAACACTACCTGAAATAAAACTTTTATTCATGACTATGTAACCTCTCAATGCATCAATTGACCAAGTAGAATAACGGCTCATTCAAATCCTCTATATTTCCACCCCATTTGAGGTACTCAGAAAATACATCAACACCAAGATTTCTCAACCAGTCTTTTTTATTTCTTATCAGAAATTGTGCCCAACGTTTTATGAATCTTTGATCATGTGGCTTTGAAGCTGGTATTGTGTTGATTATCACTTTTCCATTCAATTTTGCAGTTACGCTCCATGTTGCCGACGTAAACAATGGTTGATAATCATCATATATGTGCAATATACCATCACCAGAAGGCCAAGGTATGCCTACGCTGCTGGTAATCTTAGTTTCACAATTAACTTCTTGTTCAATAGATTCACAAATATCAAAATTCATGAATTCAAATTTCTCCTCAATTAAGAAATTATGGTACACTAGAGACGAGAATATGATACTTTTATTTATTAAGATAGATACATAAATATCTTTAGATAGACGGGCAAAAACTATGGGAAATTATGACTCCACTAGATCACGTAAAACATACTCTTTCTACCGCTCTCCACCTGTTGTTAACACAATTGGGCCAACAGGACCAACTGGACCTGCAGGTCCAACCGGAGCTACTGGAGCAACTGGTCTAACAGGCGTCACGGGACAAACAGGTGCGACTGGTCCCACTGGTCCGACGGGTCCACAAGGCGCAAACGCAGAACAATTCTTTTTTTCATCAATAACAGGTTCTCTGTATACATCTGGATCCGCTGCATTTGTTGGAGGTGATGTCGAATATGGTGTAATAACAAGTCCATCAAATAAAGGATCTGATGTATTTTTCTATGTTAGCGGATCAAATTCTGTTTCTTCAGGAACGGAAAGAAAAATTTCATTGTTTGGTGGAGACATTGTAATAAGCGGATCATTGTCACGAGGTATCAACATATCAACAATAGGAATTAGTTGTCACGGTGAAGGCAACAGTAACACAGCGTCGGGAGATTACTCGCATGCGGAGGGCTATAACACAACGGCCAGCGGAGACTATTCGCATGCAGAGGGAGAATACACAATAGCAAGTGGTGACTTCTCACATGCTGAAGGAATTAATTCCATAGCATCTGGAGTAAATTCACACGCGGAAGGTTACGCCGCCCGTTCAGAGGGAGGTTATTCACATGCGGAAGGAAATGGATGTATTGCAGAAGGAAATTACTCACATGCAGCTGGGTGGGATACAAAGGCATTTGGTGATTATTCATATGCAGGCGGTTATGGAACCGTTGCGTCTGGATCATATCAACATGTTATAGGCTCACATAATGCGTTGGAAAATTTTGATTCACTATTTGTTGTTGGTAATGGAACACCGGGCAGATTTGGTGTCAGACAGGACATACTACGTGTAAATACTACAGACGTACAAGTCACTGGTTCACTTTCTGTCAAGAATGGATCGATGAACGTATTGGATGGTAGTACAAATCTGGCGAGGATAAAGGAAAAGTTTAACGTTCTTACGGGATCTGTTTCTGTGGCTACGATGAGCTTCGATTGTTCCACAGGACACATTTTCTACGTTCTTCCAGATTCTGCGTGGACGACGGCAAACTTCACCAACCTCGACACCTCGGCAGGATTCGGAACTTCATGCACGCTCATTGTCTCGCAAAGCGCTACGGCTTACATTCCTACCGCGGTGCAGATTGGCGGCGTGGCAACTAACCTGAACTGGCAAGGTAGCGCCGCTCCATCGGGCACCGCTAATAAGAAAGACGTTGTGTCATTCAGCATACTGAACGTGTCAGGTTCATACGATGTGCTAGGTCAATTGACGTCATTCGGCTTATGGTAATCACATGCTAAGCTCATTCCAAGGAAGATTTGCGTTTGGAAAGGCAGCCCCCTCGGGACCTCCTGCACCATCCGCACCATCCAACGCATTTATATTGTTGTCCCCTCCTAATGGGAGTAATAACATGTCAATTAATACAAATAATAGCGGCGGATATCCAGCAGATAATGATAGAGTAGGATGGTGGAGGGATGATAGCTCAAATGGCTATCACGCAGAACCCACTGGTGGTACACTTCAAAGAAGACCGCGATATGAAACTTCTGCGATAACGGTGAATGGCAGTTCCGTAGATTCGGCGTATTTTGCAAGCGACGTAGAATCTCCTTACACTTCTGGTATGTATTTTGCGCCATACGCGCCCAGCGGTTACGTGGGATTCACATCCGGAGCATCGACACTATGTTTTGATTTCCAACTCACAGAATTGCCAGGGTCTGGCACTGAATTTATGTTGTTGGCAAGATTGGTTGGAGAAAGTGGTGGAAATTATTATATGACGGATATATATGCATCCAACTATTCTGGCTACACTTCACTATGTTGGAGATTTATTTATCCCGCAGGTTCATCAAACCCAGGTGTGGGATACGCAGCAACACTAGACACAAATAGACATAGATTGATTGTTACGTATGACGGTGTGGACAGTACCTCTGCCACAAGTTATACTGCTCGTCTAGATGGATCACCAGTCACTCCTGTTGGAACTGGAAATTTTGCAACCGCAGCAACATATTCAACATTGGGGGCAGATTACGGTTCAAATTACGGAAATTTTAGAGGTTACATACGTTCATTCGCTGCATACAATAGAGCACTTACGACCGCTGAATGTGAACAGTGGGAAGAGTGGGTCGGACCAGATTTATAACAAGGATAAACAATGCCAATACTACCAACAGACATACCAAATCCAGTTGAAACCTCACCGCCGCTACAAATAGAAATAAATCCAACTCAAGTGCTATCACAAACCGCAACCATGCTAAGGGTCATAGGGGCGTGGATAAATAAATTTGGAAGTGAAGGAAGCGCAAATGTGCATTGGGTGTTGTATGACAAGAATGACAATCAGATCGATGCTGGAGCGCTTCTCGCTGAAGGTCCTGATTACGATTCTTGGGGCGCTGATGACACCTATGTTCTTAATTTTGTATTGTCGAAACTTGGGCTAACTGCAAAATCAGGTTTATATAACATAATTCTTCTAATCCACGCTCCCATAGTCCAACCTGAACCCCTAGAACCAACGAGAAAAA